CGTTGCTTAGGTTGTCAAGCTTATTTTAACAGCGCACCTGCTAGGGCGATGAGCCCCAGCAGTCCGGCCAGCATCGCCCAGCTCATGCCCAGCTTGGCTTCTTAAAACTTTCCCTATTTCTGGTCATCGGCATAATTACGCCAATCACGTCAATATTTTCGGCTTTCTCGAAGCGTACAAGCGCGGGTGCCTTGCCATTTGGGTATATAGTCCAAGTGTCGCTTAGAATTTTTGCAGCTTTGGTCATTGCGGTTTGAAATTTTGGATCATACCAAACCCCGTCGATGCTAATACGCAAAGGGGTCTCTTGCGGCACAACACGCCGCCAGTCTGGATAAGTCCCGACGATTGGCTGAAACAGTGTGCCCCCTAAACGCCACGTTTTGTTATATTCGGTGCTCAGCTCTACCATTGTTTGACCACGTACTGGCTTAAAGTCCTTCACGACATGATAGGGTATAATCAGCTTGACAGGCTCGTCTAGTGTGTTTGTTTTGTCGTGCGCGGCAAGTAGCATGTGCCCCTCAGTGGCGGCGAGTGTTGTGCCTGTAGCATTTATCTCAACATATACCCCGCAAAGATAGTAGCGGTGGTCATCGTTTGACACGGCGTTAAAGACGGCCTTCAGGTGGTCAATTCGCAGCATTGTTTTCATCGTCTGTCCTCCTTTTGTGCGATGCTTGGCGCATCCATAAGGGCAGATTGTCGTCTGCCCTTAAAGCTGCATCAGATTGCTTGCAGGATAGTGAGGCCAGCTGCTGTGTAGTGATGTTGCCAACCATGACCGTCATTAATCGTTGTCACGCCCGCAATGGTCATGCCGGACATCGCCGCACTGGCCTTGTCATAGCCACAACCGCTTGCAGTGCTTTTTTTCCAGCGTGTGAACTCGTCAAATGGTATATGTTCAGGACGATCCAGCGTCCAATCTGCCACGTAGGCAATCAATCTCCCCATACCGTCCGCCGGATAGTGCAGCCGCACGGTGCCAACATGTTCAGAGCCACGCATAACTATAAACGCGGCAACGCGCTTAGCCCGCTTTTGAATTTCGTTGTGCAGTGCATAAATTTTATCAGATTTTTTGCTCATTGTGTGTTCCTCTGTGTCGTGATGACGGTGCCTATAGTTTTTATACGTCAAGATAAAATTTGATCGATTGCGTTAGCTAACGCAATCGGGCTCGTGGTCTCCGTGTGTTTGGCTAGCCTCAGCACAAAGTGTGCCAGCGCTCTGGTTAGTGGTGCGCGGTGCGCGCCCGGCAGTGTGTCCAGTGCTTCGCGTAGTGCTGTTATGGGCTGGTCTTGCTGCCAGCGTGCTATCTCCTCGTGCGCGTAAGCTGGCAAGGTTGCAGCCCGCTCCCACCGGTGCAGGGTTTGGCGAGTAACCCGCAGATGCCCGGCTAATTGCGCACGGGTTAACCCGTGCGCGTTGCATAGTGTGCTGATGATGTTCACCTGTTATCCTCCACGTAAAAAATGTTACTTTGCGTACCAGAGCACAAGCAAAGCGATGCCAAAGTAAGGCCAAAGTGTGATAAGGGCTAGTTTCATGTCGATTGCCTCCTGTCAATTATTTGACGCTGTTAATATGGCATGTCCTGTTTGTTACGTCCAGAGGTGCGTTGCAATTTTTGCGCAGGCGGCCCGGAGCCTTGTGCACCGGCAAAGACACCTCCTGCACGCTTTCATATCGCGGTGCATCGTGGCGCAGATCGGGCAGCCATGTTAGAGGCCGGAGCTTGCCCTTGTAAAGCATGTGACGGTCGGATTTAGTCGGGTGCGGTGCATGCCAAGGATAGACCTGCACAAGGCGGGAGTTAAAATAAATACATACGTTGCGTTTTTTGCGCAGTGATACGCGGTCGGGATAGGTCACAAGGTAATTGCCGGCGGGCTCATAACGGGCAAAAAGTGTCATTTGTTACGCCTTTCTTCCAAGCTAATAGAGCTTGTAAATATTAGCTTAATCCGAAAACGCTTTTAAATCAACAACTAAAAGCTATTAGTAGAAAAATGAATAAGAGATATATGGCTATGGGCTTTGGGCGTAGTTGTATAGGTGTTATATAGGTCAGCATTACTGACATAAAAAATTTTGGCCTAAGGGGGTGCTTATTTTCTTATATTAGTTTATTATTATTATTAGTTACATAAAAATATATATAGAAAGCTCAATAAAATCATGCACTTAGCGCGCCGCGCCAAGCTAAGAGTTACATGCACAAAAGTAATATAGGTTACGCAATGTTGCATTAGTTACGTCCAGCCCTGCCAGCCCCGCCAGCCCTGCCCAAATGGTGCATCTGTTACATGTTGCATTTGTTACCTAGGGGAGGCCGCACCCAGCCCCCCGGTGCGCGTAAGCGCGTGGTGTAACATTCTTTACAATAAGGCCGGGCGCGCCGGAGGGGGAGGCGAGGCGGGGCTTAACTCAGGAAAACCCCCCACCGACCTCCCCACACCCGATTTATTTTACCCCCCATTTCCAAACCGCAACAATTTTTGAAATCGACTTTCCAAAACCCAATAGCATGGTTGACAAGGCTTCACCGCCTGACTATGTTGAACCCGCCCGAAAGTTCCGTGTTGTCGCCAGCGGGCACGTCTACTCCCTAGACTTACCGGGGACTTTTCCCCAAAGAGGTTCCCGGTTTTTTTATGACAAACATGCGTGACGATATCATCCTTCATCTTGGGCGTGATCCTCTTCTTGCCCACAGCGCTCTGTTCCGCCATCGCCATCCTGAGGCTACTCAGCACTTCCACCGAACCATAATTCAAGACTGGCACTCGGACACCCCCCGCGTGCTGGACATGGTGTTTCGCGGCGGCGGCAAATCCACCGTGGCCGAAGAAGCCATCATCGTCATGGCTTGTCTGCAACAGTTCAAGAACGGATTAGTGATCGGTGAAACCGAACCCCGTGCACAAGAACGCCTTGCCGCTATCAAGCATGAGTTTGAAACCAACGAAGACCTGCTTGAATTGTTTGGCGATCTCAAAGGGCGTAAATGGCAAGAGACTTACATCGAGCTATCGAATGGAACAGTACTGCGAGCTCATGGCCGTGGTCAGTCTTTGCGTGGTGTTAAGCACCTGCATTATCGTCCTGATATAGCCTTCCTCGATGACTTGGAAGATGAGGAAAGTGTCAGAACCCCTGAAGCCCGCCAGAAGACAATGGACTGGTTTGTCAAAACGTTTATGCCTGCTCTTGATCCTAGAGCTCGCGTGCGCATGGCTGCTACTCCTTTGCATCCAGAAGCACTGGCCCTAAAGCTGTCACGTTCCCCGGATTGGGTAGTGCGTAAGTATCCTATCCTGTACAAGGATGCGGCGGGGCAGGAAGCGGCGACATGGCCGGAGCGCTATTCGCTGGACTGGTGCCGTAACAAACGGCGGGAGTATGAAAGCCTTGGGCAGCGGCACGCATGGCAGCAGGAGTTCATGTGCGAGGCAGAGAACCCAGAGGATAAAATATTTACACCAGACTTGTTCAGGTGTGAGCCGCAGATCAGAACGTGGCAGCCTGTCTACGCGGTCTACGATCCTGCGCGCACGGTGAAATCAACGTCGGCGATGACGGGTAAAATAGTCGGATCGTGGGTAAACAACCGTCTGATTATCTGGGAAGCGGCAGGGCACCTCTGGAAGCCGGACGAGATTATCGAGGACATCTTCAACGTCGACGCACGGTACAACCCCATTAGTATCGGCGTTGAAGAAGACGGCCTGCATGAGTTCATTATGCAGCCGCTCAGACATGCTCAGATAAACCGTGGACACCCCGTCCCGATACGAGCTCTGAAAGCCCCCAAAGGCAAACTTGACTTCATCCGTAGTCTGCAACCATTCTTCAAAGCGGGGGAGGTTATCTTCGCTGGCGATAAACTGAACTTCCAAGAACTTGAAAATCAACTTATGTCCTTTCCTTCTGGCAGGATTGACATCCCCAACGCGCTCGCTTATTTTCTCAAGCTTCGCCCCGGCATACCCATGTTCGATGGTTTCGGTTCCGTCAACATAGCCGAAGACGTTCAGGTTGCCCAGAGACATCCGGCGTACCTATGCGTCAACGCAACCAACTCGATTACGACCGCGATGGTAGTGCAGGTCTATGACGGCATGTTATCAGTGCTGGCAGACTTTGTGCGTGAAGGCGATCCCGGCGCGGTGCTCTCCGACTTGGTGCGCGAAGCCAGTGTGTTTGCGCGAAAGAACTTCACGCTCGTCGCGCCGAGCCGGCACTTCCAGCAGTATGACCAGACAGGGTTGATCGGGGTCGCCAAACGCATACCGGTGTCGATCACGCGGGGTGGGCCCGAGGTCAAGGGGCGCGCAGAAATGCGGGACATGATGCGCAAGCTCTCGCATGGGCGGCCAGCCTTTAGGGTAAGCACAGCGGCGTCGTGGACGCTCAGGGCACTGTCCGGCGGCTATGCGCGGGAGATCGGGCAGGATCACGCGGTCGAGGGCGTGTACAAGGTTCTGTGCGAAGGGCTAGAGTGTTTTGCGGCCACGCTGACCCCCGGCTTGCACGACGCCGAGAATGAGGGTATAAGATACGCAACCACATCGGACGGGCGGCGCTACATGAGCGCGTTGGCAACGAGGGACTGATATGCGCGAGACTTTTTTCCTAGACATCGACATTGCCATGGGCCATGCCCTTATGCTGGGAAATGAACACGCTCAGGC